CTGTAGGAGTTCAAGGGTTATTAGGCTTATCTATATTATTCTTAAAGATACTCTCAAGGCTCTTGCGAGCATCATCAACGGTAGTTAAAAATCCCATCTTATCATTAAGGGAAACTTTTCCATCAACTTCGATATCTATGTCGTCTTCATTTAGATATCTTGTGTAGAATTTAATCATTTGTTTATCTGTTACTTCAGACATTGTAATAATTTTATCATACTTAATTAGAAATAAATCTTGATCTGGTAACTCTAACCAAGGTTTGACTTTAACATATTTTCCTGCAGGACTTGAAAGCATTTTCATTATTACTGGATTAGAAAGCATAATGATTGAGTCTCCGTCATTTTCATCGACAGAAACAAGTGAGAAAATTTCTTCTCCTGTAATTAATTTTAGAACAGCGTGAAATTCTTCTCCCATCATTCCAGAATAGTTATTATTATTTAGTCTAATTTTTTAAAGGAATTTTAACAATATCATAATTGAAGTTTTCTTCATTATACACCTTGATTCTTTCAATTAGATGATTCAGTGTATAATTTCTTCTTGATTTGTAACTAATATCATCAGCAATATCATATAGAGTTGCTTTTGTTTTATTATTGCCCTTTCTTAAGACTCTTCCGATTGATTGAAGGTTTCGTATTCGAGATTTGGATGGGGAAGCAAAGATGACATTATGAAGGTTCTTAATGTTGATTCCTGTTGAGAAGGTTCCATATGAGGCAATAATGATTGCGTTATTCTCCATCTCTGTAATTGAGCGAACCTCTTCTCGATCTTCTGTTGCAACTCCTCCGTGTACGAAGAAGACTTGTCGTTGTTCAAGTACATTGTTCTCCTGTATCAAATTATATAGGGGTTCTCCGTGTCCTTCGACTCTTGCAAATAAAATTAATGTATTACCTTTAAGATCAAGGGCAAGATTTTTAATAAAGTTATTTCTCTTTTGATGTCCAATAATATATTGTATCTCATCTTCAAATGTTTCAAATTTATTTGGTGAGTGTTTCAATAGAAGCACGTTGATATCTAATGTAGCAACATGACCTTTCTTCATCAATTCATCAGTTTTAATAATTTTATAAGACGGACCGAATAAACCTTCTAATACCCACTTATGTGTCTGTGTTCCATCAAGAGTTCCTGTAAAACCAAAACGATACTTGGCATTATCAAGTTTAGACATTATAGATATTAATGACTTTGATTTAAATTGGTGTGCTTCATCTCCAATTACACAACTAAAACGATTGAAGTATTTGCGAGGAAGTTTATATATTGATTGCCAAGTTGTAATAATTACCTGAGAATCAGTTTCTCTTTCTTTACCAGCATATATCTTGTGGCAAAATGAACCAACATCCCAACCATAATCCTCAAAATCTTTATACATCTGTTCTACTAAAGATGTCGTCGGAACTACTATCAGAATACTTAGTTTTCTTTCAACATAATATCTCACAATCCCGTATATCATCAGCGACTTTCCTGAAGCAGTTGGAGATATCAATAACCTACGATTGTATTTTAAAGCGTCGTGTACTCCCTGAATCTGATAATCTCTAGGTTTATATTTACTTACAGCATTCATATAATCTTTAACACCCTCTTCTGAGATACCATCATTCACTTCAAATGGTAAACCATAGAACTTACTTTCTACAAATTCGTAAGTGTATTCGTGGTCTTTACAAAATTGTACGACTTTATCTAAGAGTCCAACATATATCTGATTGTTCTGAATATTAAATAACCTTATCTTTCCGTCCCAATACTTATTCTTATAAGTTGGCATAAACTTTGCACCTGGTACTTCAAAGGTGAAATAATCTGCTAACTCATAATAAACGTGCATATCAGACTCAATCTGAAGATGCACTTCATTCTTTTTTGATATTATCAAATGCGACATAACATCGATCAATATCAATTATTTAGTCGTGTTTTATAAACCTATGATGCGAATTTTTCGTTAGGGTCTACTCTTTTTTTATGAAAAGGTCTAGTCAACACTTTACCTACATCCTTTATTCTTTTTCCAAGTGATTTACTCTTTGACTTCATAGTGATTGCATCAGTACCACCACCTCCACCACCAAGACCTGGCAGTTTACTCATATCTTCTTGGAATTGGTTGAAGGTTTTCATCCTACGATTGTATCAAACCAATCCTGACTCATACCTGAGATAATTTTATCTGCAGAATCAGTATCAACTGCATATTTCTCATCAATAAGATGCTGTTTTACTTTCTCGTAATTCTCATGAATCTTTTTTGTTTCTCTTGGAGTTGGCTTCATTGTATTAGTAAATCTACTAAGTTATTTATTAATTATAACCCGCTTGGAACTTGTTCCATTCAATTGCATTTTTAATTTGATAAGTCCGTCCAGATATATTTCTGATTATTTCTTCTAAAAATTTTAACATAATATCATAGTATTTGATCTTCATATCAACTTTATTCATCTTATCATCTGCTTCAAGATGTCTTTGAATCGCATCTTTCTCACGAACCTTATATGGAAATGGTTCTTCTGCATATACCTCTGCTGTTGCTTTTCCAGTGTAGTAATTATATCTTTCCAGTCTTACCTTTGCATATTGTTCTCTTGCCCTTTCACGCAATAATGTAATAGTATTGTAGAGTGTATAATACTTTGAGTGAAGTTGAGGTATTTTTAATGATTCATCGTGTAAATTATCAGGATCGATTTTTGAGTCTTTCTCCCACATTTCCTGAATTTGCTCAAGATTCATGTATTAGTTACTAATTTATATAAGGTATATTTGAAAGTTGCCTCTGCTGTAAAGAATTGAATATCGGTATTAGTTGCATCAAATTCGAGTGATGTTAATGATATTGGAAATAAATCATTAAATTTGACTTTACCAACTTCTCGAAAGTTGCTATTTAATATTCTAAGAGTTCCATCGCAAAATGCCTCTTTTGGATCTCTTTGCCCATCTTTGTCTTTAATTATTTCGGCAAACTCTTTAGTTGTTTCTGGAAATCCTAAACCTGTTAACCAATCATAAATTGATTGATAATTCTCCATATTCTCGTCAACAAGAAAACGAAGAGTAAAATCTCCATAACTTAACCTTTCACCTGGTACATCAATATTTTTTAAATATGATGCTTGTGTTGTAAGTTCAAGGTTTAACTCTGGTATTCTAGCAGAATTTGAGAAAAAGTCAACCTTCGGAAACTTCGTCAAATTAAATTTGAATCCTACTCCTGATAGAAAATTTCTGTTCTGTATTTGTTTTCCGAATGCCGAATTAGTCATTATCTTTTTGATTATTTATTGTCTTTGAGTAAAAACAATTCCTTCTAAATGGTCAAACTCGTGTAGAAATACTCTTGCTGCAAGACCATCTAATTTTATTTTGTGATCTTTTTTATCCTCATCCTCATATTTTACAACAATTCGATTTGGTCTTTGAATGTTTATAATCTCATCAGGAAATGATAAACAACCTTCTTCAAACCAAACATCATCCTCATATCTTTTGACAATACGAGGATTAAAACAAGTAATTGTTTCCTCTGTTTCGATATTCAACATCATTACAAAAACTCTTTCACAAATACCAATTTGATTTGCAGACAGTCCAATCCCTTCGTAATGAATCATATTCTCTTTTAGAATACGAGATATTTCACGACGATCTAAATTATCACTACATGGTTTTACTCTTTCATGTAGTATTGGATGTGTGTTAGGTGTTAGTTCTAGTATCATCTTTCCTTGGATTATTTAGAAACCAAGAAGGACCCTCCATACAGAAATCTATATAAACCGTTTTTGCATAATGAGTTCCACGATAACACAGAAAGGCAAAGACCTCATCTCTATCGTGCTTCTCTTCATTCCATTCTGGCATTATTCCTCTACCTAATAAGTGTAACATTTGTCTTAACCTCCTGTAACATTATTTAGGTTTCAAAACATTGACAAAAAAAGAGACCCTTTTGGGGTCTCTTGGAAAGATATGTAATATGAATTACATAAGGTTCTGAACCTTAACTCTTCTGTAGTAGCGGTTAGCATTAGATGTAAGTGCACCTGCTCCAACTGTTGTACCTTCTGCAAATGGGTTTGCAACGATACCGTAACGAGTCTTAAACCCGATTTTTGGTTGGAATGTGTCCTGACCAACTGCACGAACCATCTGTAGAGGAACGTATGGGCAGTAGAACAGTCCAGCGTCGTAAGGAGATGTACCCTTGTAACCTGCAACGTAGTACTGATCAGCAGCTAAGTTAGCAGCAAATGGATCAATGTATACACGGAACTTACCAGCAAGAACACCAGCAAATGTATTTCCTGTATCATCTACGTTTAAGTTTGCATTAAGTGCAGGAGTGTAATCTAATACACCAGCCATTGTTAATGCTGAAGCAACGTCTGCGGAACATAGGATCATGTTACCCTTTCCACGACGAGTTCTTTGTGCGATTGCGTTAGCATCTCTTTCGATTTGGAAGATCAAACCTTTGAACTTCTCAACTGACCATCTTCCGTTGGAATCTGTGTCTAGGTCGAAAGCACCTGCTGTTGCAACGTTTGTCTGTGCACCAGACTCAGCAACCTTATAGATTGTTCTGATAACTTCTCTGTTGATCTCTGCAAGAATCTCTGTTGAAAGAATGTTTGCAAGTTCTGCTTCAGCATTCAATCCGTGGATTGCTTTAAGATCTTGAGCTAGCTCTAATGAGTACTCTGCTTTGAGTGCTCTGGACTTCGCAGTCACAGTAACTTTCTCAATGCTGAATGCCATTTCGTTGAAGGCATTAGCAGTAGCATCGCCCATCTTTTCAGCGTCATCAGTACGCATACCTTGTCCAACTGGATAGGTAGTAGCACCCTGAGAACCTTCTGGGTTAAGAGCAGCTGGGTTTGAAGCGTTTGTTAAACCAGTACCACCAGTTGTACCGAAACCAACTGATCCACCTGAGAATCCGTTTGTTAAGTTACTGCTGTTATTCTGTGAGGAGAATGATGTATCTGGCTCGTTGAATAGTGCTTCTGTTCCGTCCTGAGTGGAGAATCTAGATCTCATTGCGAAGATGAGTCCAGTAGGTCCAGTCATTGGTTGTACACCTGCTAGGTCATAAGCGACCAAGTTAGGCATAGCACGACGAATTAAGGAGATCAATACAGGGTCGAAACCTGCTACTGTTTGACCACCTGAAGAGGTGAAACCTCCGTTTCCAACTGAGTTAGTTGGAGCAGCTTCATGTAAGAATTCTTTTTCTTCACGAAGTGCAATTTCTTGGTTTTCTAGGAGTTGTGCAGTAACCGCCTTACGGTGTGCATCTTTGATTGGGTCTATACCTTCATAGTTAAGGAGTGGTCCCCACTTCTCCTGCAAAACCTCATTGCTAGGCATTTGCATTTGTTTTACCTTTTTAGGAATTAGTTTGAAATTTATAATTTAAAAATCACTTTTTAGCAACTCTACCCAGAGTTTGCATGTATGCTTCCATTGCGGAAGAAACTTGTTGTGGACTATCCACAGCAGTTCCCTCAGATATGGTTTCTGAGTGAGCACTTGGAGCACTAGTTGTTTTGTTGGATGGGAAATAAGATTCCTTCAACTTTTCTAGTTTCTCACGATAGTCTGTTTCACTTTCAAACTCAACATTTGAGGCAAGAGAAGCGAGTTTTTCCTTCTGAGAAAGTGCAAGACCTTCACTTACATCTGCTAAGATGACATCGGAATTTGACTCTGCTAGTCTTTGATTTAGAGCAACGTTTCTTTCGATTTGCTCGTTGAGTTTACTCTCCATTTCATCAAGTTTATCTACCATGCTTTCAAGAACATCGTATTTGTCTTCAGGGACAGATACATAATGCTCTTCAAACAATGACTTCATACCTTCTAAGAAGGATTCAGTCATTTCTGTTTTGAGACCTGACTCTACTTGCAACTGATTCTCTTGAATCCACTCATCGGCAACGTACTCAAGATATGCGTCAACTCTCTCTGTTAACTCATCTCTTACGCTTGCTACCTCTTCAACAAGTGCTTGCTCGTATGCGGTCTGCAAATTCTCTTTAATTTCTGAAACTTTTTCTTTGATTGCAGCTTCAAAAATTGTTCTTGCCTTGTTTTGGAAGTCCTCGGAAA